CGTATATCTTGACCAGGCGGCGGCACTTGATGAACTGCACAAGATTATCGGGAAAGTTTATATCGATCATGCCAAGGACGGGATGCTGTCACTGACCACGGCGGAAAAGGCCGCTATCACCGCAACGACAACTAAAACCTTAAAAGACATGGGCTTAAACCTGGGCAAAAGCGAGGTTGATGCAGTAACCGCTATCCTGGGATCCGTTTTCAAGGATACCTATTACAAAAACATCTACACTATGGAAAACGGCATGACAGTTAACCTTAAATTTAACATCCTTAAGCCGGAATTCGTTGATGCCGCAGTCAATGCAAAATACAAGGAAGAGTTTTTTTCAGACCGTATCTGGGCAAACAAGGCTGATATGATCGATGTTCTGCAAAAAAACATTGTCGATGCCATGAAGGGTGACACCACAATAGACAGAATTGGCAAACAGATCAAAGAAACTTTTAACGTGACCGCCTACGAATCAGGACGACTTGTAACCACCGAGACAGCACGGGTACAGACCCAGGCCAGTGAGGATATGGGCAGGGCTACCGGAGTTGAACAGGTGATGTGGTCGGCAACCCTGGACATGTTGACCAGCCCTGAATGTGGAGACCTTGACGGTCAGTTTTGGGGCATAGATGAGGATCACCCAGAGCCACCACTACATCCAAATTGCCGGTGCTGCATTTGCAACGTACCTCCAATAGAAAACTGGAGTCCAGGCATAAGAAGGGACAACGAAACCAAGGAAATAATACCCTACCAAACATATTCAGAATGGGCAAAAGCCAAAGAAATACCCGGTGATTAAGCACCCCACACAGGGTGCTTTTTTTATGTGTCAAAATAAACCGCACTCTGTGGGCTTCGGCACACATGAGGGCAAATGAGGAGATAAGCAAAATGGCGATTGAAAACTTCAAAGAGGTAACGGATTATTTTGAAACTAACAAAGACAACGAAGAGGTTAAGGGCTATATTGGGGGTTTAAACCCTGTAACACCCGATAGGGCAACGGCTTTCCTAGACACCGAAGACGGCCGGAGGCTTCTACAACCTAAGCTAGACACCTACCACAGCAAGTCCCTCGAAAGTTGGAAGACGAACAATGTTCCGAAGCTGGTTGATGAGGAAGTCAAAAAACGCTTCCCCGATGCCGATCCTAAAGACGTTGAGATGAAGAAGCTCCAGGCGCAACTTGACAAGATGCAGGCTGATTCAGCGCACAAAGACTTGACAAACAAAACACTCAAGGCATTTCAGGAGAAGAAATTGCCGAGCGAATTAGTCGATTTTCTTATTGGCGCAGATGAAGAAGTTACCAGTAAAAACGTGGAAATGCTTTCAAAACTGTTCGCCACTCATGATGAAGCAATTAAAACCGAATTTGCGAAAAGTAATTCCTACACTCCGCCTAAAGACAAAGGCAGCGTTGGCAAGGAAGAAGAAACTGCACGGGCAGAGATTGCTAAGTACATGCACAAGTAGGTTTCGGGCTTCCTAGGAAAAAGCACTACTAAATTAAAAGAGGTAATCACAGATGGCTATCAACACATTGGCATATGCAACCTTATTTATGCAGGAACTTGACAAGCAGGTTATCGCCGGTGCTACATCCGGCTGGATGGAAGGTAACGCGGGATTAGTTATTTACAGCGGTGGAAATACTGTTAAAATTCCGAAATTAACCATGGACGGTCTGGGAAACTATGACCGTTCGCTAGGATTCACCCAGGGTGCGGCCACTCTTGAATATGAGACCAAAACGATGGGTCAGGATCGTGGTCGTACCTTTATGTTAGATTCCATGGATGTCAACGAGACTAATTTCGTTGCCAACGCCAGTAATCTAATGGGCGAGTTCCAGCGCATTCAGGTCATCCCTGAAATTGACGCTTATCGCTACAGCACGATTGCTGCTCTTGCTATCGCAGGCAGCAAAGCCTCAGGTGGATATACTCCGGCCGCGGCAACTATTTTATCTAAACTTAAGGCCGATATTGCTGCCATCCAGGATGCTATTGGAGCAGTTCCCCTGGTGATTACGATGAGTATTGCAACACTAGCTATTCTCGAGGGTTCAACCGAGATGGTTCGCCAACTTGAAGTCGGAGCATTCTCCGGTACGATCTTGAGCGAAGTCAAAAAGGTTGACGAGTGCCCGATCATGGAAGTACCGAGTGCACGACTCAAGACCGCCTATGTCTTTAATGATGGCAAGACCACGGGCCAGACTGTTGGCGGCTTTGTTGCTGCTGGCACCGCCAAGACTATTAACTGGATTATCTGTGCCCAGAATACTCCTATTGCCATCAGTAAGACCGATAATATGCGGATTTTCGACCCGACCACGAACCAGGCCGCGGATGCTTGGAAATTGGACTATCGCAAATACCACGACCTGTGGATTCTGGACAACAAAATGTCAACTGTCTTCGTAAACTGCAAAGAGGCGCTTGTCTAATGTTTGAACTTAAAAAGCTGAACGTGCATAGACTTGTGGAAACCGAACAGGAAAAGGCTAGGCTCCTGAAAGAGGGGTTTGCCGAGGTTATCCAAAAGATCGAGCAGGAAGTTGAAGTTAAAAGGGGTAAGGCGTAAAGCCTGCCCCTTCCCTTTTTTAAGGAGGTGCGCCATGGCGGTACTTGACGATGTTAATGATATTAAAACAGTTTTAGGCATTACCATTACCGACACAACGAAAGACAACTTGCTTGCTGTTTATATCCGCAAGGGTGTAACGCTGATAACTGCCTATATGAATGCCCCTGCCGTACCCATTACAGACCCCCCTACATCCCCTGTAGACGTCGCTACAGCTTACGCCGATGCTCTCATAGAGTACGTGACGCTATGCTATCGCAAGAAGGGCAACGAGGGCATTAAGCAGTTTAGCCAGGGTAGCAGGTCAGGGACATATGAGGACGGCTTGCAACAGAGCGTCAAAGACCTATTGCCGTCTCCGTTTATCAGGATGGTGGGTGTAAGGAATGGCAACTATGTTATCTAACTACAGTGTGGGCGTGTGGAACCGGGAGCCGAGCACAAAAGTAAATGGCGTGACTATCCCGGGGGTGCTGGCTTGGATAAGAGACATCGACTGTGACATGCAGCCGTATAGCCAAGAGCTTTTTATTCGGCAGTACGGCTATAACATTGAATGTACTAAGCGGTTTTTTATCGAGGACGTGACGGATATACAGATTGGCACAATCTTAATGTATGGCACAGAAAAGCACGAAGTTAAAAAGGTGATAGCCTGGGATGTCTTCGAGGTTATGACGCTGGAGGTAACGTAATGGAGTATAAAAGTAATTTGCCACAGGTAATGGCCGCTATGCGCTTATGTAAAAAGGAGTTTTGCCAGGGTGTAGGGGCCATGGTGGTGGAAACGGTACAAGGCATAACCCCCATTGGGGTTAAACCTGATCCGCATCCTGGCAACCTAAAGAGATCAGTAACTTATGAGGTGATGTCAGGTGATGAGGGCGTTACCGTGGGCGTAACTGATGATGCCAAATATGCCTTAACAGTAGAAAAAGGTCTTCATGGTCAGAAAGCACAGCCGTACCTTGAGCCTGGTGCAATGGCAAGTCTCCCGCGAATTACAGGGGTCGCTGAAAGCCTTTATAAAAGCATACTAGGCGGTGAGTAGTGATGCTTAACCTATATACACTAATCAATTCCCTGATTGAACCGATCTGCCCGTGTTTTGTTGATCATTATCCCGAAGACGAAACAAAGGTATTTCCCTACGCAGAGATTCAATTCCCAAACACCCTGCCGAACAACACATTCTCTGATAATAACCTACTCTCAATAACCATCTGGGATGACAAGGGCACGGACATAACCGAGATTGAGGGCATAGCAGATGCAATTCATAAGGTGCTAAATCGGTTGCAATATAACGATATGGCTATGAATGTATCGATCAACCGGAACACGCCGTACAGACTTGTACTGCCTGATCCGATTATTCACATACAGCGCAGGGAATTGCGTTATGTTGTGACAGTTTACAATAAATAATTTCAAGGAGGATAAAAAGCATGAATTCCACGAATACGATTGGCTTTACACCCAGCACACCAAACAACCTGCAAATTGATGCCGGAGCAGTATATAAAAACTATGGTTTGTCAACTGAGGCGTTAATCGGTGCCACGTCCGGCGGGAACGAATTTGACATCAAGGTAAAAACCCGTGATGTCAAAGTTGACGGTTTAAAAGGCACGGTGAAGGGCTTAACAAGGATCATATCAACGGACTGTACATTGAAAGTCAATATGCTTGAAATGACTACGGACATCCTTAAAATGGCTCTTATGGGTGTGGTAGATACCGCTATCAACTCTGGCTATGATACCATCACGGGCAAAACAGAGATTGCACTGACCGACTATATCGACAATATCGCTATTGTAGGCAGATTATCTGGCAGTTTGCAACCGGTCGTTATTATTCTCAAAAATGCCCTATCGAGTGACGGAATCAAATTCTCCAACAAAGATGCTGTCGACAATATCTTACCGGTCACATTTACCGGGAGCATTGACCCGCTCAACCCGACCATCAGCCCCTACGAAATTAGATATCCGCAGGTTGGAGCATTGGCAGGGTTCTACATGTTGGCAGCCCCGATCATGGATGGCGGCAAGATTCGGATGGATTTTAGCGATGTTGTTGCGGCAACCGTTCCGTTCACCGGGTTTACGGCAAGTCTGCTGGGCGTGGGCGATACAATCACGGCAGCTATCAGAGATCCGAACGACTTATCTGTTATCGTCCTGACACTCACCTCGGCTCCCGCAGCAGGGCAGGCGGTCACTATTGCCTATGCTCAGCCTGTTGTTGATGGTGATAGGGTCAAGTCGCTGGCCGGTGGCTTGCTGGCCACCTTCCCAATCGTGTCGGTCGTAAATAACTAAGACTGCGCCCCCTTAATAATACTTGACATAAGTTTCTAATTATAGTATAATATAATCAGTCTTTAATAAAGAAAGAACCGTAGGGACTACGGAGATAGCCTGTTGATACTGGCAACACTAGTTGTCTTGAGCAGGAAACCACCACTTTAAAAGTGGTGGTAGTTCACCCGGGGGCTTTTATTTTAATAATACTTAACTAAGTTTCTAATCATAGTGTAATATAGTCAAGGAGGTGAAAAGATATGAACAAGGCTTACAATTTCAGACTTTATCCAAATAAAGAACAGGAAATATTATTTGCAAAAACATTTGGTTGTGTTAGATTCGTTTATAATAGAATGCTTGCTGAACGTAAAGATGTCTATGAGCAATTTAAAGATGATAAAGAAGAATTAAAAAAACATAAATCTCCTACTCCCGCTAAATATAAGTCAGAATTTATTTGGCTAAAGGAAGTTGATTCTCTGGCATTGGCTAATGCTCAGATGAATTTACAAACGGCATATAACAACTTCTTTAGAGATAAATCAGTTGGCTTTCCTAAATTCAAGAGTAAACATAGAGATAAAAACTCTTATACAACAAATAGCGTCACTAATAACATTAGAATTGTAGATAAGAAAATAAGATTACCTAAACTTGGCTTAGTGAATATTAAACAACATAGGCAAATTCCTTCTACCCAAATTATCAAGGCCTGTACTATATCTAAATCACCTTCTGATAAGTTTTATATAAGTATTCTTGTTGAATTTGAACAAAATATTAAATTAATTTCTCCAGTAAAGGAAAAAACTTTAGGATTAGATATGGATATAAAAAACTTTTATACAGATAGCCAAAGCATAAGAGCTGATTATCCAAGATTTTATCGTAATTCATTAGAAAAGCTTGCAAAAGAACAAAGAAAATTATCTAAATGCGTTAAGGGAAGTAATAACCGAAATAAACAAAGACTTAAAGTAGCAAAACTTCATGAGAAGATTGCTAATCAAAGAAAGGATTTCCTCCATAAAAAATCTAGAGAATTAGTAAATAATTATGATGCGATTATAATTGAAGATCTAAACATGAAGGCAATGAGTCAATGTTTACATTTAGGTAAATCTGTATTTGATAATGCATGGGGAATTTTTACTGTATTCTTAAAATACAAACTAGAAGATAAAGGAAAATTATTGTTAAAAGTTGATAAATGGTTTCCTTCTTCTAAGAAATGTAATGATTGCGGTGAAATTAATAAGGAATTGCAATTATCAGATAGGGAGTGGGTTTGTAAATCATGCGGTAGTGTTATAGATAGGGATTATAATGCTGCTAAGAATATCAGAGATGAAGGATTAAGATTATTAGGATTAGTGGCGTAAATTAAAATAAAGAACTGTAGGAACTACAGGGTTAGCCTGTTGATACTTTAGACATTAGTCTAATTGAGCAGGAAGCACCCACCTCTTAGCGTAGCGAAGGTGGTGTGTGGTTCACAGGCCTTTTGGTGTTTTGGTATCAATTTGTTAATGGCCTTGATGGTATAGTTTACTGGGGCAAGGTTGCAATCCATTTAGGAAGGGGGTATTAAAATGAGATATTGTAAAAACTGCGGTCAGAATGTTGAACCCGCTAAAAAATTTAGTTTTGGCTGGTTTATAGTTAACTGCTTATGGTTAGTCGGCGGCATTGTATATATTTTTTATTTCCTGTTTATGAAAAAAAAGGTTTGCCCTATGTGCGGTGCTGACAACTTTGAACAGAAACACAGCGCGGAAGAGATACAAGCTAATAAAGCAAACTCCCCACAAACAGCACCAGTGTCCAAAACAGAGCAATTTGCTGCGAACGCCGATGCTTGGAGTGCAAGAGTAAGGGCAAAAACTGCTGAAAACGATATAAAATTTAAAGCAGGAGAGTTGCCCTGGCAGATAAAAAGGGCAGAAAAGAAAGCCGCAAAAGCAGCCAAGAAAGCCGCCAAGATGGCAAGTTAAATATCTGGTAACTAGCACCCACACAGGGTGCTTTTTTTATTACAATTAAGGAGATGTTTAAATGATTGCATCGGAAAAAGTTTTTGATATGCTCCCGGTTGTTGTGGAACTTTATGATAAGTTGGATATTGATGGTTACAGAAAGAAAATTGCCGAGCAGAACAAGGGCAAAAAGGGCGTAGATAATGAGGCTATAGGCATTGACCTGCTTATGTACATTCTAAAAAACTCAGCTAAAATCAAAGAGGAAATTTTTGAGGTCGTGGCAATATTTGAAGAAAAAACAGTTGATGAAATTAAGGCGCAGAACTTTATAACTACAATCAATATACTAAAAGAAATATTCTCTGATAAGGAAACAATGGATTTTTTATCAAATGCTGTGAAGTAGGTTATGCACAGACTTTATATCTACTCCATAGCCATTATGGGATTAACAGCACATCAAGAACGAGGCTGAAAACAATAATGCAGTTACTTGTAGATGCGTATGAGAAAGATATTGAAGATAAGCTCTGGCAACAATGGCTGGCAATCTATCCTAATATGAGCAAGGAAAACTTTATAAGCTTTCAAGATTTTAAAAAGGAAACATTTAAGCCTAAATTAGAAAAAGTTGATGTTGAAAAAGTTTTAAAAGATGCGGAAAGTATAAAAGCAATGGATCAAGGCACCTCGTAAGGGGGTGCCTTTTATTGCAGAAAGGAGATGATTGTCACGCAGTTATTTGAGCTCTTTGGGACAGTGCTGTTAAAGGGAGATAAGGATGTTCATTCGGGGCTAGACAGTATTGATAAAAAAGGACAATCTGTCGGCAAGTCGATGGGGTTATCATTTTCCAACATAGCTGGCGCAGCCTTAAAACTTGCTGGTATCTTAGGCCTGGGCCTTGGTATTAAGACTGTCATAGACAGCGCTTTTGCCGGGCAAAAGAACCTGGCACAGATGGAGGCAGTTTTAAAAAGTACCGGCGGCGTGGCCGGAATGACAAAGGACGCACTAATAAAACTGGCCGATTCCCAATCGAGGGTTACTACCTTCAGTAAGGGCGCTACTATGCAGGCTGAAAACATGTTGCTGACATTCAGACATATTGGCAAAGATGTTTTCCCTGAGACAATTAAAGCCACTGAAGATATGGCAACTGCAATGAAAATGGATGGCACGTCCGCGGCAAAGTTGCTAGGCAAAGCAATGGATGATCCACAAAATGGCTTAACAAAATTAACAAGAGCAGGCGTTCTTTTCACCGATGCCCAAAAAGAACAAATTATCGCTATGCAAAAAGCTGGCGATACTGCCGGTGCTCAAAAAATCATCTTAGGTGAATTGGAGAAAGAGTTTGGCGGATCTGCCGAGGCCGCAGGGAAAACCTTTCCAGGCCAGTTGCAGATTCTACAAAACGCACTAACCAGTACTGGTGGAGCGGTAGTAAATGCAGTTTTACCTGCAATAACCAACTTTGTGAAGATGATTAACAACAACATGCCTAAGATTCAAGCTACTATTAAGGGCGTAGTAGATGCAATCGTACCAAAATTCCAAGAGTGGATAAAGTTAATAGGCCAAATTGCTAATGAATTATTCCCCAATCTAGGGAAAGCGACTGATGGTGTAAAAGGTAAAACAAGTTTATTTAAAGCCGTACTGGATGATATTACAAAGGTGTTAACATTTGTAAAAGATAACATCGGGTTGGTAAAGGCGGCTCTAATTTTAGCGGGTGCTATATGGGTGATACAGACAGGGTTTGTGCTTGCTCATAATCTAGCATTAGCGGCTCATAATCTACTAGTAAATGCGACCGCTATAGTCACAGGCATAGCTGCAGCAGCGAACTGGCTATTCGCTGCATCTACGTGGGCTGTATTACTCCCTATTTTAGCCGTTATCGCGGCAGTTGCATTGCTTGCCTTTGGGGTTTATGAACTGATCAAGAACTGGAGCACGGTAAAAGAGTTCTTTGTTAATCTTTGGAATTATATTTTTAGCGTGTTTGATGGTAACCGAAGTTTAATTTATGATACTGTTGTTGACTTATGGAATAGCGTCAAAGATTTCTCAACTTCTGTATGGAATGGGATCGTCTCGGTGGTAATGGGCATCATTAATGCTTTCGTAAACGGCATAACTAATATTTTTAATAGTATGAAAGATGGCCTGGATAAAATCATGCAGGGGTTAAGCAATGTATTCGGTGGGATTTGGGATGTCATTAAAAATATCTTTTTAGGTGCTGTCCTGCTAATTCTTGACCTAGTGACAGGGAACTTCGGGAAACTAAAAACTGATGCAGAAGGGATTTTCCATAACCTGTCGGATGCCTTCGGCCAGATATGGGATGGTATAAAACAGATTTTTACTGGCGCAGGCCAGGCTATATCTGGGCTTTTAACATTGCTGTGGACAGGGATCAAAAACGATGCTATATCAGCATGGAATAGTCTTAAAGATGCAGTAATTAGTATAGTGGGCCTCTTAGTGAGCGGAGCGATAAATACGTTTAATGGCATAGTTAATTTTTTCCGGAACCTGCCAGGTACTTTGAGAGATTTAGGCGTTAATGCATTCAATGGATTAAAAAACGGCATAACTTCCGTACTCAGCACACTAGGTGGCGTTGTTTCAAGCGGCTTCAATGGTGCCATAAGCTTTATAAAATCATTGCCAGGCCAAGCATTACAGTGGGGCGTTGATTTTATCAATGGGCTTAAAAATGGAATTATAAATGCACTGGGTGCATTACTTCAATCTGTAAAAAATGTCGCTAATTCTATTGCCGATGCTGTAAGAGGGACATTAGGAATAAAATCACCTTCGAAAGTTATGGCAGAAATTGGTGGATATACAGTTCAGGGACTGGCAAAGGGTATCATAGACAGCAAAGGTCTGGTCACGGATGCAATCAGCGGACTCGGATCGGATATGAGTATTGGGTTGAAGGTAAACCCCGCCATGGCCGGTGGAGGAAGTGCAAGCAATAAAGCAAGTGGCGGTAGCGAAAGCACAGGCAAGGTCATGAACATGACAGTCAACAACTACAGCCCAACGGCACTAACCCCCAGCGAGATAGCTCGCCAGGTACGTATGGCTTGGCAACAGGCGGCACTTCAATATTAAGGGAGGAGTGGAACCATAAATGCTTCAAAAACTGACATACACAAATAGCTTGGGAGTGGAACTGTCAATCGCCCGTTCTGCTCCTTTTTTAATTCAATCTTTCGACACAACTGAAAACGTGAATATCTACAATGCAAAAGGTGTCCTGCAAGATGGGTCAACTTATCTAGGCAACTCGTTGGATATTAGGGATGTATCAATCGGACTGATCCTGCTTTCAGACACCAAGGAAGGGCTAATAGGATTGAGAAAACAGGTGACGCAAGTCTTTAACCCCAAGTTAGGGGAAGGATACCTCACCTATACCGATGAGGCCAAATCAATAAAAATTAAATGTATCCCAGCTAAAATACCTTGGTTTGAAAACAACGAGGATGCGCCCTGGCAATCTGCCCTAGTCAACCTGACTTGTAATAACCCATTTTGGCAAGACCTAATCCAGATTAAAGCGGAGATTGCCCTTTGGATCGGGGAGTTTGAGTTTCCTTTAGAATTAGTAGCTGGCGGCGTGGAGCTAGGTTTTCGTCAACCAAGTCTGATCGTAAATGTTAATAATACAGGAGATGTACCCTGCGGACTAACAGCGCAGTTTACAGCACTAGCCACATTAACTAATCCGTCCATCCTTAATGTAAACACAGGGGAATATATAAAGATCCTAAAAACAATGGTAGCCGGAGAGATTTTAAATATCAGCACAGGGTTTGGCAACAAAAAAGTGACATCTACGCTAGCGGGTGTAACTACAAATGCCTTTAATTGCATTGACCTAGGCAGCACATTCCTACAACTAGCACCAGGAGACAATCTATTCCGATATGATGCGCTTTCAGGGCTTACCAACCTAACCGTGGCGATTTATTACACGCCTCAATATCTGGGGGTGTAGCCCATGCAAATATATGTTTTCAGCCGCGCTTTGAGTTTTCAGGGCATAATCGACACCTACAGTTCCCTAAGATGGCGGCGGCGCTTTAATCAATATTCCGAGTTTGAACTTCACTGCCCGCTAACCGTCGACAACCTGGCCCTGCTCACCCGGGACAGCATAATCTGCAAAAGTGATAGCACACAGGAAGCAGGATACATTGAATATAGAGAGTTGCAGCAAGATGAAAAAGGTGAGGAATTTCTAATAATCAAGGGTAGATCCCTAAAATCATACTTTGCCAGACGGATAATCTGGGCGCAGGAACTATTAAATTGCACCTATGAAGTTGCGATGAGAACCCTAGTTGCAGATCAATGTATTACTCCAACGCTAACAGACCGGATTATTCCTAACCTACAGTTAGGAACTTTAAAAAGCTATGCCGGGACTGTAAATTACCAGGTAACTTATAATAACCTGTTTGACGAACTGATCAACCTTGCCAACCTTGCCAACCTAGGGTTTAGGATTCTCCTTGATACCATAAATAAAAAGCTTAATTTTGACACCTTTCAGGGGCTAGACCGGACAGCAGGACAGGCGGTAAACGCCAGGTGTATATTCAGCACAGACTTCGACAACATCCTAAGCCAAAATTACATCGACAGTATGAACAACCTGAACAATGTAGCCCTAGTCGGTGGCACCGGTGATGGCTCTGCCCGGAAGTTAGTCACAGTAGGTAGTGCAACAGGGCTAGACCGGGCAGAATTATGGGTTGATGCAAAAAGCATAAGCAATGTAAATTCAACTGATTCTACAGTAATTGCGGATGGCATCTACTTGCCGATGTTAACGGCCAAAGGCAATGCAGACTTGGCTCTCGCAAGTGATATCAAAACATTCGACAGCAAGATCAATGTCAATTCCAATCTCGTTTATAAGACCAATTTTGACCTGGGCGATAAAGTTACCTGCACAAATTGCAAATGGGGCATAACAATAGATGCCGTGATAACCGAAATTGAAGAGATCTATGAAGAGAAGGGCCTTAGTATAAATGTAGTGTTTGGGAATGCCATCCCCACTCTGCTAGATCTAATCAGGCAGAAAATATAGAAAGGACGTGATAACCTTTGACAGAAAAATCAAGTTTTTTTAATTCGGTGGCAGGCGATAGAAAATATCAGGCAAGCGATTTCGCAAGTTATTTTAACAGCCTGCTAACAAACGGTGTATTCCCCAATCCCAGTACAAATCTACAGGTAATAAGTAACAGTAACATGACCGTAACTGTAAGCATTGGCAAAGGCTGGATCAACGGTTATTTTTATTTTAACGACGCTATCCTTATACTCCCCATTGAGGTTGCAGACGGGACTTTGAACAGGATAGACCGGATTGTATTGCAGTTTAATACAACTGGCAGAGCCATTACTGCAAAAGTCAAAAAAGGCACATTTTCCAGTAGTCCAGTTGCCCCAGTATTACAAAGAGATGCAGATGCCTACGAATTAGCCTTAGCTGATGTTTATGTCGGTGCAGGGGTAACAAGTATAGCCGGTGCGAACATCACAGACCAGAGAATGACAACAAGTTTATGCGGGATAGTTAATAGTTTAATTACGGCAGATACTACAACCTTATTTACTCAATACTCTGACGGGTTTAATACTTGGTTTAATGGCATTAAAGGGTTATTGGTTGGAGACCCCGCCACAAATCTAACTAATCAGATAATCACTCTTGAGGGTGCAGGGTGGACAACTGAAACTGTGAAGGGAAATGCAACTGCTCTTACTACACATCGGGCAGATTATGTAAGACAACCTGGTTATGTTAATCCAACGGCAGGAACTTTAATAGCTTATACAGGTGGCACGACACCAACATTAGCGACTTATTCCGAAGGCGTTGGAATAACCATTGTGCCTCATGTTGTTTGCGGTGCGGCCCCTACGTTTGCCTGGGGAGCGTTGGCAGCAGTGCCCTTACTTAAGCAAGACGGCACAACTTTTGCAGCAGGGGATATGGTAGCAGGTAAACCCTATACGTTTAAATATGTGGGTACAAGTTTTTTGGCCGATAGCTCTGGCGCAATTAAAATAGCAGGGCAGACAGAAATAACTGCTAAATTCGCTGGGGCTATAAGCAAAAATGACCCTGTATATCTTAATCAAATCTATTGCCAGGACACTTCTACAAAACTAACTAACCCTGCTACATTACCAGCGAGTACTGGATATGGCGTAGCATTTAGCGCAGATGGAGTTTATATGTCAGTAGCATCTAGTGCATCACCCCTTATCATCATTTACAAACGTAGTGGTGATGTATTTACCAAGTTAGCTGACCCCGCTATATTGCCAGCAGGTGCGGGAAATGGTGTAGCCTTCAGCGCAGATGGTACTTATATGGCAGTAGCATCTGGTGTATCACCCTATATCACTATTTACAAGCGTAGTGGTGATGTATTTACCAAGTTAGCAAGCCCTGCTACATTACCAGCAGGTTATGGATATGGTGTAGCCTTCAGCGCAGATGGAGTCTATATGGCTGTAGCACATACTACAACACCATTTATTACTATTTACAAACGTAGTGGTGATGTATTTACCAAGTTAGCTGACCCCGCTATATTGCCAGCGAGTAATGGACGCTGTGTAGCCTTCAGCGCAGATGGTACTTATATGGCAGTAGCACATGGTACAACACCCTTTATTACTATTTACAAGCGTAATGGAGACACCTTTACTGCGTTAGCAAGCCCTGCTACATTACCAGCGAGTACTGGATATGGCGTAGCATTTAGCGCAGATGGAGTTTATATGTCAGTAGCACATGGCATAACACCCTTTATCACTATCTACAAACGAGCTGGTGATGTATTTACCAAATTGACTGACCCCGCTACATTGCCAGCGAGTACTGGATCTGGTGTAGCCTTCAGCGCAGATGGTACTTATATGGCAGTAGCACATGGTACAACACCCTTTATTACTATTTACAAGCGTAATGGAGACACCTTTACTGCGTTAGCAAGCCCTGCTACATTACCAGCAGGTTATGGATATGGTGTAGCCTTCAGCGCAGATGGAGTCTATATGGCTGTAGCACATGATGTATCACCCTATATCACTATTTACAAAGGTGGAACGTATTTGGGCGTTTTTGCGCATAAAAGCAGCAATCTCCTTGTAGAGTTAGTAAATGTTTTTGGTGCAGGGTACGCAGAAGAAAGTGGAGTCCTAAACGACAGCAAAAAGGTTATTCAGTTGTGGGGATAAGGAGGGCTAGATATGAAAACATGGTATTTAAAACTTGACGTGAACAATGTAATTTTAGATGCAATTGAGTATCCATATGAAGGATATACAGAAGTGCTATTAGATGAAGCCCAACTCCCTGCCGGAATTAATGGTGGTTGGTACACATGGACAGGGACGACTTATGTTGAAAATTTAAGTAAAAAACCGAAAACGCAGATGGAAGAATTGGCATTATTGCAAGAGCAACAAGATGCAACATCCTCAGCAGTAGACTTTCTAGTCATGAATTCAATTTAGAAGGGAGATGAAAGGAGGTGACTCAATCAATGGCGGTATATTTTGCAATGCGTATGGAGATCGGAAAGTTAGATTATTTGGCGGTATTCACTAAGGTAGCATATAAACCTTTTCAAGAGGATACAGACTTAATCCTCATAGCCGATGGATTCCAAAACTTAATTGTACCGATAGTTTAACCTAATATTAGCAGGCCCCCGCTAGGGGGTGGCCCCGGAGCGGGTTGCGATGAGTCACCACCGCGGCCTGCATTTTTATTATATTGCATTTCAGAAAATAAATACAGGGGGTGGGATGACATATGGATGGATGGAAAAGTAACGACTGCTGGCGGTTTTATGATTGGCAAAAAGGGAGGTGCGGACTATGTGGTGGTGGTATCTGTATTGGTGGAGATATTAATCTACTTGTGGGTATACAAAAACTAACAAACTAAGGAGGGGGAAAAATGGAAGAAGAAGATATTTTAAATAGATTCACCCTGATAGAAAAGAAAGTATTTAACCTGCAATCTGATGTTAAACGGTATTATTTGGATGCGGATTTAGCAGAAAAAACCATAGCGAGAGCTGAGATAAAATCAGATGAATCGTTAAAAAAATTGCAGGATTTAAAGGATTCTATTGATAAAATAATAGTAGACTTTGATGAGATTAAGAAAAATCCTCCCTCTAAATATAATCGAATCGCCGCTATTCTGCTCGGCATATTTGTAATCATGAACGGTTTAGCGATGTTTTATAGTATTTTTCTCAATCCTTTACTCAATAAATAGGGGGTGCAACATGACAACTAAGGAGATGGAAACTAAAATGGACAACTTAGTTGGTGAATTATCAAAGTTGCAGACAGAAACGAAACACAAATTTACCAGCATAGAGGTTATACTAACGGCTTATTTTTTGTATTGGACCGCCATTATAGCTCTTCCCATCCATCACTATCTTACCTATCCGATATACGCTGATTTGAGTAAAATGATCTCAGAACGAAATCTAGCCTGCGTCATGGGATTAGGGGCTATTGCACTATTTGCAGGATGTTTTATAGGATTAAAGTGGTTGAGGCTCACCGCTCTTATGTTTTCAATGATCGTGTGGCTAATAATTGCTTTGAGTTTTGCGCAGGTCAATATCGAAAACATGCGGGGGTCTGTTATCATTCTGGCAGTTGCTAGTGGCTTTCAGTTCATCCAAGTAGCCAAGTTAAGAAGGCGATTAAAATGATGACACTATTTAACAATTCCAGCGCTTTCACCTCTGTCATGACACTTTTGGGTATCTTATTTATTGGCTGGTATACGCTCAGGGGAGGGACTAGTAAAAACACATCCGATTTAGAAGCCACTTCCAAGAGACTTCTTGTAGAAGATGGGCAGAAACTTAGAGCAGATCTGATAATTATAATGACTTCTCTGCGAGCAGAAAATAAGGGCTTGGAGAATAAAGTGGATTCTCTTAATCTTACGATTGGGGATTTAAGGGGTCAGAATTATTCCTTGGCGGGAAAAATTGACGATCTTACGGCAGCTCTCAGCAAATTCAATTACGAATCATCATCGACCACAAGCACCAGCACGACCCATACAAAGAAAGATTAAGAAGGAGGCAAAAACATGTTAATTTTTATTGATCCAGGTCATGGGGGAAGAGATCCGGGCGCCGTAGGTCCGGCGAGAACGCAGGAGAAAAATAATACCCTATCTGAGGCGCAGTATCTGGCTGCATTCCTTGCCGGATACCAATGTGATGTCAGGCTGACCCGAACGAGTGACGTCTCCCTGGGCGCGACCGCAGGGGCGGATCTTAGTGCAAGAGCGAACGCAGCTAATGCCGCAGGAGCTTCATTTTTCGTGTCTATCCATAATGACGCAAATATTTCTCCACAACCACACGGTGCTACTACGTACATATATGGTGTGGGTGGGCAGGCTGAAAGGATTGCTCACTATGTACAGCCTGAATTAGCGGCATTTGGTTTTCGAGACCTTGGGATAAAGGTTGCCAACTTTGCCGTCCTTCGAGAAACAACTAAAATACCTGCTATCCTCTGTGAGACAGGATTTATTAGCAACTCAGAAGAGGAGCGAAACCTTGCAGATGCAGGCTTTCGTCAGCGAATTGGCAATGCTATCGGGCTAGGTCTGGTAAAGGCTCTGGGTCTGCAACCGAAAGCACAACCGAAGCCAGCACCGCCGCCAGTAGTTCCGCAACCTGCTCCTACGGCGAAGAAATTTGGCCTGTTGTTGAACGGGAAGTATGTCCCTGGTCAACTTCTTCTGCAGACAACCGTGGTCAAGGCGACTGATGTTGTAGCGGCTCTGGGTCTTACCTATACGGTCAATTCCGAAGGGACTATCGTTGTAAAATAAGGGAGGGGTTCATTTTGTCAGAACAGATATTTTTAAATCTTGTGGGTAGTGTACTGACCATTATTTTCGGTGTGCTATCAGGATTCGTCAGCAACTATTTCAAAGAGGCCAAAAACGTCAAGCAAGCGGAGGTTGTAGCGAAGGTCGTTGATACCGCAGAAGCCCAGATCCAGAGCAAGCGGGGTTTAGCATATGATGCTGTGATGTTTGTCGAGGATGCATTTAAGGACGCTGGTGGCGAATACAAACTAGCAAGAGCAATTAACTGGGCGATTAATGCGGGCAAAGCCCATGGGTTAGAGTTGACCGCTGATGGCATCGAAGGGTTCGTCCGGTCACAGTATAACGAGCTGAAGGTGGATCTTGCGAAGGTTGTTCCGGGAGCTTATGATGTCACTACTCCTGCCTCTGGCCTGACTCCGGTTGATGCCGACAGCGAGCCGGTTGCACCCGCAGTCACTGCTGATCAAACTCCGGTTAATGCCGACCCGGTTGTTCCTGTCGAAGTTGCTCCCGTTGATACCGTTGTACCAACAATTGGCCCGGACGTCCAGGCTCAACTTACCCAGGCCATGGTCAAGGTGAACGCTGCGCAGGCTGAATATAACCAACTGGTACAGCAAGTAGCTGACACCGCTGCCACTCCGGTCTAATAAGTACAGAAAAAGGCTCTCGCTTCGGCGGGGGCTTATTTTTTTTGTCCATTTTGCCCTTTTTGGCTCATAAT